GTTAGGCAAACCGGGGCCGCTAAGCCCCGGGGTGTACCGGTTAGCTACGTATTTCGTGATAGAAATACGTCTCTAGACGGTCTACTGCTGAAGGCAGGGCCCTCTTCAACCGGAATTTACCGGTTGCGGTACTACGACGTGAAGTCGAAACACCGTCAGAGGGAGAAGCCCTGTCCCATGTGGCATTCAGCCAGTGGAAATATCCCCCGATACCAGTACCAGAACTATCTGTCTCTTCAAACAGACGCTTTTCTGGTGTGTCAGTTGACACTAACTGATATTTAAAGGAAGTATCCACTCCACCCCAAAGACAACGGGGAACTCTCTGCTTTAGCCAAGACCAAATTTCTTCAGTCTCAGGGTTAAGCAAATTCAGTGAAGGAGACAAACGCGACCACTCACGAAGCTTATTAGCAACGTCAATGAGCGAATCCATCCGAGCCACTGGCTCCCTTATGTAGAAAGGAGTAATATCATCTCCTAAGTAGTAATGACCACCACAAGACTCCCTAAATGGGCCGTCAGGGAAGGATTTATCCATATTAAGGATAAATCCAAAATACCCTAAGACCCAGGAGACCTCGTGGTACATTTCTGCTGGGCAGATAATGTCGTCACCGTACACAGAGATAACTCCACGTGTTCCGGTAAAATAGGCTGTGGCCTTACACAAGACGAAGAAGAGCAAGCTCTCCAACTCAAATGTAAAACCATTACCCATCGAACTAAACATGTGGTTCTGATGCTCTTCCCCATCAATGATGGTGACATGACACCGCGAGGCGTCAAGTAGGGTGAACCAGAACGTCGGGAGAAGGAGATTAACCAACTCCGTGGTTACTGAATCACTCGCACTCGATAAATCGAGAGTTGCGAGAAGATTGGTAATCGAACCTTGACGAGCCAAATCCCTGTTACGGGACTGATCGTTAAGATCTATACCAAACTTACGTAGACGACGTCGAAGAAACGTGCCTACTCCCTTTTGGATGAACATATTGATATCAGGTTCCTTACAGGCAACCCGGTCAATATCAGATTTCTTGGGAACAGTAAACAGCACGTTACCTTTCACCTCCTGTATCACTACAGGAAAGGTTTCGGCTTCAACCCGATCAGGAATCCCATTGAAGGGACCATACCTGGCCGGGCGAACAACACCATCCACTATCCAGTCTTGAACCGGTTTAAACGGCCCAAAATAAGGGTTGGGAACGGTATGCCACCCTGGCATAAGAGTCTTCGCAGACTCCCACCAAGGCAGACATCGAGGGGTTACGTGGCTTATACCGGCGTACTTGAGAGCTGGGTGGCTTTCTGTACGTTTCCGACTTGTAGAAGCCCCTCCACTAAAAGCACCGACTAAGGCGCTCTCTGGAGGAATTTCTCCTATGATGTCGATCACATATCGACGACACCACTCAACAAAGACGCGAAACGGAACATGAGGAAGTATTTGGTAATCCTCATGTGTTGTTATTATCCGTTCGTTAGTCTCCTCGTTCCGCAATTCCGTTGCTAACCATTTCTCAATGGCGCGCTGACGGCGTAACGGAGCAGGGTCCGTGTCCTTCGACACGAATTTAGTCAATAACTGCTCTTTAAGGTAATCGGCTTTAGGGCCGGCACCGAGGGAGTTTAGTTTCTCGACTAGTTGAGATGTTAAGTCTGACGGTAAATCCATTGGGAAGGGCAAGCCCTTCTTAGGACGATGTGCCATGAGCAAGCTCCTGATATGGCGTACGCTGGACGGGATTGTCCTAACGTTTTAGGATGACACGGATTACATCGGGTATATGCGGCGCGAGCGCCGTAACAACACCGATGATTCCGGCCAACCAGGTGGTGGTCTTCTTGCGCTTCCGACGTCGGCGTTTTGCCGGCGTTTCGTTCGGAATCACGTGAAGTACTCGAG